ACCTGACATGACGATACAACATAATCTGTCGAATGACTGTGTCGTCTATTGATATAATCCACGAGATAATTCTGTCCTGCTGCTGATTGAGCTTTCTCTTCTTGGCTTCAATCAGCTCTCTTACACTCACAGCCTTAATTGCCAAGTCTGCCATCTGGTCACTGCTTCCAGTTCCCGGAGTGAATGGCAAGCCTGTAATCTGCATTGCTTTTCCTTCCGCTTTGCTTTCAATCAGCTCCAGTTGTTCTTCCCACATCTTGATTTCTTTTTTGATATAATATACGCTTGTTAATTCTTTCTTCGTCATTTGTCACTCCTCAATTCCGAACCATGCGAGCATAGATATAAAACGCTGCATTGATACCATTGTACCTAACCTCTGCATCCAGGAACTTGTATCCCGGATATGCTTTGATGAGTTCTGTCTCTAATACTGTGTGGTCTTTGGCCATCTTCTCAACACGGCGCTTCTTGAACTTGCTATAGCTCTTTGTCGGCTCCGGTGGCTTCTTTAAGTTTCTTGAGCTCACCCACCGCTTAGTACCGTGTGGATTTCTTGATATATATTCTCCTAAACCTGTGATGAGAAAATCATCATCAGGTGATATTCTTCGTGTGTTTGGTCTGTCGCATTTTTTCCAGAGCGATTCCAGCTCGTCTCTGTCCATGCCGTCTCCGGTCATGAGAATGTGGAAATGTGGTCTCACATATCCATCAAATGCGAGCACGTATATGTACTTGATATTTTCCAGTCCTTTTCTTTTTCTCCGGTAATTTATCTTTGCTATAAAATTCTTGATATCTTTTCTTGCTCTCTCTTCGTCTGCTGGAAGCTTGTCATCATTCCACCCGAACGTGCACCACAGGTCACCTTTTCCAAAGTTGATATTCCCGAGCCTTATAAGATACCGCCTTGCATTTTTATCGTTTAAGTTTTTTTGAGCTTTGCTTGATGGTCTCTTTTTGGTCTTCGGCATGTCACTGAGCCTTGGGTAGCTTGGGTATATCTGGGCTTCAAGGAGAGTGGTCTGTGACTTTATGTTGGTGCACTTCGTGGTGGCTGTTCTGTACAGGCAGTTTACCTTGCCCTCTTTGAGAAGCTTCTCAAGCCTCTCCTCCTCGGTGTCATCTATGTATTTTTTGAAAGCCTCTTCGTAGTCGTAGTTGTCGTATCTTCTCATACTGTGTACTCTTAAATATAAAAATCCCTCATTTGTTAATACCCATTACGAGGACGGTAAAGAATTTTTACCTATATATTATGGGTTTACTGCTGCCTCTGTGCCGCTCTTATCTTTCTGTTGTATTCAGCCTGATACAGCAGCTTTTTGTCCGTTGTTAGAACGACTCGTTTAAGAGTTGTCTCATACTTTTTCAATTTCTCGCACGTTTGTTCCCAATCTTTCCATATTGTATCGGTCATGTTTCTTTTCATGGTTTTTCCTTTCCTCTATATATGTAGAGACACAGCCTGCTTGTGCAAGCTGTGTACACATGTCTTGTAATATTTGCAGGTCGGTGTGCAGTCGATAGAATCAAATTTACATTTTTGGGGTTTTATCGGTTTCATACCACTCAGTGTTCTGCTCTTCAACTGCTGCCTCCTTTAGTTCATATCCCATGCACTTTACCGGTCTGCTTGGTTTACCGCATTTTTCGTAGTACTTACAGTTTATGCATTCATTTCTGTTCATTTTGTTGTTCCTTTTCTTCCTGAATCTTATCGTATTCTCTAATCAATAGCAGTCCTATCACAAACTCTGTTGTTCCGATCAGGACAATCGTTGAGAGAATTCCATATACTATAAAATCTATTCCTGACATATTATTCCTCACTTTCTAATAACTCTGGATTGTCAAATATATTGCCGATAACTTCTACACATTTTCTTTCTTCCATCTAAAATTGCCCGGGCCATTTCCGTATTGAATAAAATCGGTTTAATTGCCATCTACCCCATCGCCTTTCACGATACGCATAACCGTCTGATATAGCGCAGCATTTCTTCCAACCAGCTTTGTTATGTATGTATCCAACTGCTCAACAACTGCATCCACATCATAGGCGGTCGGTTGTTCATCAATAACATTCATGATTTCCATCGAATCAATACAGTCAGAAAAATCTACATTTTCGAGTTTATCTGCATTAATCAGTCTCATCGTTCACCCTCCTGTTCCATGCTTTTATTTCTGCTCTCTCTGCGTCATTATAAGAACCCGCCCATGTTCCCCCGCTTCTTCCGTGACAATTGTTGCAGATAATCTGCGCCCAAAATCCTTTATCTTCTCCAGGAATCCGTTCATAATTTATTTCAGCTTTTCCACCACAAAACGGGCATGGCTTTAATTCTTCATTCATCGTCTTTCCTCTTAACATTAGGTAAAGGGAGCTGGGTAAGGGCTCCCTTGTGTGTTAAATGGCTTACAAATCAGTTTTTCGTGATATAAATAATTCGCATGCCAGGTTTCTTTCGCTTTCGCAGGTGTTTCAACCTATAGCTCATAGTGTGGCGTCTCTATCCAGTAGAAATCTACTCCCGAGAGGAGTCTTAAGACCTCAAGCTCCGGCTTGTAGGCGGGACTCGTGAAGCATATCCCGACTGCCATCTCGTCATTGCATGACACGAGCCAGTCTCCGTGCACTGCAAAGGTGCTTGGTGGATTTTCGTCATCGCGGCACTTATCTGGGTTGACCATTGCTAAGCGCGCATCGTTGATGAGGCGTGCTCCGCCCGGTGTTTTTACTACCGTCATCATGTTGTCGTTCTGCATGATCTTAATCGGTGAGATTAGCGCTTCCTTTGTATCCTCCGCCATGTCCCATAGGAGTGGCTTTCTTTCCGTTTCAAATTGTGGATCGTGTCCTTGCTGGTATGTCATGAACTCGCCCTTTTCCGGTGCAAGGCCGCATGTCTTGATTACGGTACCTAAAAATTCCTTTGTGATTTTTGTGTTGTCGGCTTCTATTATCCAGCCGGTACCGTTCAGAATGTACATGCCTTTTTCTGTGAGACCGAACTTGACGCCCCACGTTTTGTAATCAGTTTTTAAAATTTTTTCTAGTTTTACGCAATCTATAAACATTTTCTGCCTCCTAACTTTGTGCTTTTCCATATCTGTCAACCTTGTCTCTGAGCCATTGTCTGATTTTCTCCGGAAAAATTAAATCTGATGCCAATAAGTGGCCACTGTGATGCTCCTCTGCTATGTAATCAGCCATTTTCGCCACCGTAAGAGTGTTCATATATTCTCTTCTTGTCATGCATGCTTCTATGACTTCTGTCTCTGGCTTTTCGTCCTCTATGCTTTGGGCTTCATTTTCTTCCTTTTCGATGCTCTCAGACTCTGATTTTTCAAGGATTTGCGGGGATTTTTGCGCCGGCGCAATTTGTTCTGCAAGGCTCTTTTCTCCTGTCTGTTCCTCGGGCCTGTCCGCAGGCTCTCTATTATCCTCTCTGCAGTCTGTATCTCCGTCGGTGGAATCATTCTTTTGCTCTTCTCCTGCTCCAGGAGCCGGCTCATTATCTGCCACGCTTCCCGATTCAGTCTCTTCGACCTCATCAGTGCCAGTTTCTCCAACTGCTGCATCGTCATCCTCTGACTCAGGAGTTTCTGCTGTAGTATGCTCTCCTGTCGGCTCATTTTCCTGTACTTCATTATCTCCTCCAAAATGGTTCTGCCACGTTCTGGTGCCTGCTGCATCCTCATCAAAGATAGAGCGCATAACCTGGTAGAATTCCCACCATGACATATTTTTTGGCGTGTCTCCAAACTTCTTGATTGTGACGCGATTCTCGTACATCATCATAAAATAAAGACCTTTTTTGAATGAGCGATTTCCGGCCGGATTTACAATTTCTGCAAATCGGCTCATTGACTCCTCATCAAACTCGTTTGAGTACACCTCATTGAGGATATCCTTGTTGTCCTCAAAGAATTTCTCTATCAGCTGACTTATGTCATCTGCCACACCCGCTGCAGGCTCGGTCTTGTTGAATCTCTTAAGCTCTCTTATGTCCTCTCTTGATGCCTCGGGCTGTATCATCTGCCTGTCAGCGTCGGGGAGCTTGAGCATCTCCTCAAGCTGGCTCCTTCCAAGGTCCGTATACTCCGGCCTCAAGTGTTCCGAATATCCATCAATCGAGTATTCGCGGTTGATACTCATAAATCGGCTTGTTGTGGATGCCTCAAGCCCATACTCAGCCTTAGCAAATTCTGCTATACTCTTGTAGCCGTCATTCTCATAAAGCCTTTGGTCGTCAATCTGTCTGAGTGCATAGCCTATTCTCACGAAGCTCTGCTTCACTCCTATAAGCTCCTGCCTCAGTTTCTGCTTCATTTGCGCCCAGTCATCGAGTGTCATCTGCATGTATTCCATATATTTTCCTCTTTTCCGTCTTCTCCGAACCGTTCTCTGCCTATCCGGTTGTACTCATTGAATATCTTTTGAAACTCCTCATCCCATCTTTCTCCGTGGCCTGCTTTCTCGCCTGCTGCTACATGAGCCAGTTCATGTGCGAATATCTCCGTCGCATCCGTGATGCTCAATTCTGCGCTGATTGCGATGACCGGTATTTCTCCTTTGTTGAACAGTGTGAACCCGAACGCTCGATTTCCTTCATCGTCTTTTATGCTTGGCTCAATGCAGGCTTTGTATTTCTTGTCTGGATAGAGGCCCCGAAAAGCCTCATCCAGAATCGTAAATGGTGAATTTATAAAAATCATGTTTTTTTCTCCTATGCTGTATATGCTATAGCCATTACCGGCATATCTGCTGTGGTCGCTGCCGACATGCCTGCTGTCCTCAGTGTTCCTGTCACAAGCATTCGTATATAGCTGTTGAGCCACTTCTGTATGTTCTCCTGGTCAGGTTTCTTATCATGAGCTCCGTACCATTGCAGTATGTTCGGCACCTCGGAATCAATCTCGACAGTGACATATTGCATATTTGGTGTATCCTTGAACCTCAGAAAAAGTATGTACGTCTCTCCCCGATTGTGTTTTCCTAAGTAGTTATCTCCGCCAACGCAATGATGAAGTACTCGTCCCTCTGTTACTATTTCCTCTGCTGACTTTGCCGGTCTGATGATGTATGTCTCATCCTCGTAGTAATATTTATTTCTCAGTTTCCTATAGTTGTGTCGAATGTTCGGGAATCGCACCGCAACATCCTTCAGATGCTTGTCCAGTTTTTCTTTGTTGACCTCTTCCACCATCTTTTCGTGGGCTTCATCCAGGTCATGTGGGAACTGATATACCGTGTTGGTCAGATCGTAGCCTCTGTCTTCTCTCATGCTCAGGTAGTCAGCGTATGTAGAGGCCATGTGTCTGATTCTGTATACCGACTGACTGCAGCCTCCGTAATCACAGCATGCATATTTCTTTATGCGGTTTAAAAATTTTTGTAATGTCATATATTTCTCTGCGAGCACGACCTGTGTGTATGTGAGTCCGGTCTCTGCCAGCTGCTGCACCTGTTCATCTGTCCAGTTCTCCGCGAGCCTCTTTTCCATCTGTAGAACCCTCAGCAAACCTATGTCTCCCTTTTCCTTAATGAGCAGCTTGAGCTTTTCCTTTCTGATGCCGAGAAACTCATCCGGTCTCGTTGCTGTTTCATCTTCGATGATTCCATACTGGCATTTGATAAGCTTCTCAGCCACTCCTATCAGGTGCATCTTCACAAGCATTTCAAGCTGAGGTGTGCGCATGTAGCACTCAAGGTACTCAACTGGATTGCATACGCTCATGAGGCTGTCTGTGTATTCCTTCATGGCGCTGTATTGAAACATGGTTCCTGCCATCTCATCGTATGTCTCGGGAAGTATTGGCCCGGAATTGATTCTGATGCTTGATAAACCATACAGATTACAGTCATCCCAGAAGTCTCTCCCTACATACGGATCATGCTTGTTATAGTCGACCTGAGCCTTTTTGCCTGGTTCAAAATATGCTCTTGCCAGCTCAACCCCCGACAGTTTTTCATAGGCATTGTACATTTCATTGCCGTTATCGCCGGCAATGAAGCCAAGTGTCCACTCTTTTTCCACCTGTATGTACCTCATGACGAAGCCATTGTCTTTGTATTTCTGTCCGAGAAAAAGATACCGGTTTTTTCTGATGCTGCCTTTTACTTTCCCTTTGCATTTGTACTGCCCGCGTGCGCCACACATAGGACATGTGCCGAAGCTGTTCTCTCGCGGCTCTTCTATGTTTCTCTCAAACTGGTCCTCGTATGCTCCACTGCTTTTCCATCTTGCAGTGGTCACACCGCCACACTTACTGCAGGCTATGTCAGCCCGGCTTCCATGCTTCTTGTAATACAGAAAGTGCTCATCATGGAAATATACGTGATCGGCTCTGTACAGTATTGCTTTTTCAGGTAGTGCCTTGGTGTTTGCCTGCCTGTCCTTCAGCGCTTCCTGACGTCTCTTGTGCTCTCGCTCTACTCTGTTTATCCTTTCTGTTGATGTGATGTCGGCCTCGTATCTTGATATGTGTTCCCACCACCAAGAAGGGTTGAAAAGCTTGGTGCCGCAAAAGGTCTTTATCCTCTCAAGGTCTTCCGGGCTCTGCAGGATATTTTCATCTGTCAGGGTTCCCCCTGTGTGTGTTTCCATCCATATGGGTCTGTAATATGAAACCTGTTGGCGTGTCCATACATGTTTGTCCGGCCAGTATGTGCCGAAATCCTTCTTGGTGAGTGCGATTCTCACTACAGGAATCTTTTTTGACTCCTTTTTATTTTCGTACACCTCAAGGAGCAGGTGCTTTTTATGTCCTATGATCTTGACTGCAGTAACTCCAATGTACTTCACAGATTTTTTTCTGCTTATCTTCTGTAGTCCCAGGTATGGTATTTTTTCTATTGTTTTTTCTTTCATCTGTAGTGCCTACTTTCCCATGTAGTAGTCTGTGATTATCTTCTTGGCTCTTGCCATGCCCGGTATGCCGAGTGTGACTTTGCTCGCTGATACGCCTGCTGCCTTGATGATATCCTTGTCAACTGTCTGTTGATTCTTGAAGGACCATGTCAGGATAGCTGCTATACAGCCCTTCAATGTCTTGCCTTTCTTTCTGACATTGTGAGCTAAGAGTTCATTCTCCATGCACTGGCCTCTTAGGTACTCCACCCAGTCCTCCATGATTTCCTTTGGTTTAAGCTCTGCTGCCTCGACATCAATCTTGCCTAGTGCCGCCGTGAGCTTATCGCACAGCTCAGGGATTTCTCCGTTGGTGTACAGGTCCACGAAATCAGCCTGTATTCCATTTTCTTTCGCCACTACCTTGAGGGATTCTATATCACCCTCGTTAAGCAGGTTTTCTGCAAGCTCGTTTATCTCACTAAACGAATCAAATTCTCCAAACTTATCAAACATATGGTTTCTCCTTTTTTAAAAAACTCCATTTATCGTATTTTCGCTCTGTATCTGTAAAATCCGGATAAAACTCATCCAGATATGCTCTGAACATGCCGAGCATCTCTTTTCTGTTTCCACTGCTGCCATTGTCCATCATATGATGGTGGTACCGGCATCCGACTGCTCCGTTCTGTCTGATGCCAAGTCCCATGGATGAGCGTGGTATGTAGTGCATGATGTCTGTTATATCCATCTCAGGGACTGCTGTCGGTGGCATCTCATAGCCTATCTGGCAGAATATGCACCGATAATTGTCACGCTCTCTTATGGCAGTGCGCTCTTTTTGTGAAAATTCAAGATATTTTGTATATTTAGGCATATGGATTTTTCCTCTTAATGTGTTATAATATTTTTATGGTTTTTCTTTTATTGTTGTTTTTCACGCAGAGTCCGGTCAGGAAATCAGATTTTCCCGACCGGTCTTTTTTATGCCTCAATCTGCATAATATATGGTGTGTCGCTCTCCATGCGCTCATTCACATCCTGAAGCATGATATCTGTCAGCTCCTTGAGCGTGTTGAACATGCTATCGGTGATGAGTCTCTTGTCGTGTCTTTCCTTCACTACTCCGATTATGTAGCCGGCTGTGAGTGCAGCTTCCTTTGTATCTGCGCTCTCCTCAATCTTTCCGATCATGCCGATGCACTTCTTAAATTCCTTATACTTTTTCATTCCTGCTGTGTGCTTCTTAAATAATTTCATGGTTTTTCTCCTTATGATGCTGCTTTCTGTTCTTTTGCCACCTCTGATGTCATGATGCCGATATCAAGT